TATTCTTCGATCAATCCTAATGTGATCTTGTGTTGGAAAATGAGTAATAATTTCTTGATCACTCAATCTATTTTTATATTTTATTGGATAAACCAAAATATCAGAATTTGACAATTCACCAACTTTTTTAAATAATATTTCTTTTTTATAATACCTTTCCCCGCCCTCATTCTTGTTTCTTCTATATAATTTATTATCTTTTAATATAAGAACCGGGTGTTCTGGCGTAAACTTTGTAGACAGTGTAGTATAATGCGGTAAAATTTCTATAATCTCTCCACTATAATATCTACGCTGTATATTTTTTATAGAAACAAGTTCGCCGCTTTTATTATATAATAAATCCTGTAAATTAACATCTTCTATATTTTTTAGTCCATTTCCAGTTATAACTCTTTCACCATCTGGTAAACACCCAATAATATACATTCCATCTTTTTCTGGCTGACGATAAATTCTCAAGTCATTTTCAATCTTCACCACCTCGTCACTATCTTCGCTTATTTTATCACCAACGCTCAATTGATGCTTACGAGCTGCTTGAATTACATCAAAATCAAATACTGGACGACCGGAAGAATTAAATTGTAAACCAAACTCTTGGGCGAACTTGCGAGGATTATTCATTCTGCGCTCAATCGTTTTTACTTGATCAGCACTATACTCCCACCACCAACCATATTCTTTCTTCACATAATCATTGTCGTCGCCCATCCAACGACGGTAATAGGCGCCGCCTACTTGATTGGGCGTACTCTCAATTACTATCTTACCCTCAATTGGAACGGACGCCTCTAGAATTGTCATCTTTTCTTCTGCCTTTTCCCAAAAGCTAACCTCAGTTGCGAGAGTTCCCCATAGAGTATACCCCCTACCAACTGTTTCTGTAGAAGGCAGAACTAATATTTTAGAATCCATTCTAGGAAAACTGATTTCGTATTTTGAATTATAATGAATAGTGGGCTTAAGCTCATCTGGAGTAGTACGATAAAATGTTTTAACCTTATCTAACAATTCAGCGGTTAAGTCGCTATTATAACCAATTAAAGCTACGTTTATACCCGGGGTAGTAATAACCTTGTGGTAAAACCATCCAGTCATGGCCGAGCTCATTCCCAATTGCCGGGCCTTAAGCAGTATGATGCGGTCATGCTCAGCAAGAGTATTAAATAAATCCAATTGTGCTGGCTTTAAAATGAACGGTATTAACCCAGGAGTTTTTCCTTTTATTTTTACCAGCGTCTCTAAATAGTAACGTGGGTCTTTTAATTTTTCTATTAACTCTTTACTTTTTTCCATAAAGATTGTCAGCCACTTTGCGGTCAGATTCACGCCTTACACGTTCAGCCTCGGGCATTGGCGGCTCATCAACTTCATATTTACCCCCCGGCAGCTCCTTAGGTTTATCTTCTAATTTAAGCAATAGCTCTTCCCAAGATTTTCCTGTATCTGCCTGCTCCTCATATTTTTCTAATCCGATACTCTTCAGTAAGGCTTGTAAACTCTTTAGCTTAACAGCAGAAGAAGCGTTTGGGTCTTCAACAATTTTTTTAATACCCCCCACAATATAATCTGGAGTTAATCCATGATCAGCCAGTGCCGCATGAAACTCTTTGCGAATAGCCAGTTTATCTAATGTACGATATACATCAGCGACTGTTTTTACCCCAATCATCTTGCGTAGCTCTTGCGGATTAGTAGTAACTTGTAGGGCTTTCAACAAAAGATTTTGCTGAAATTCGTTCTGGCTAAAAAACCGCCCACCGCCCAAAAATGTAACTGGTTTAAGCTTTGGTCTTAAAATTGGTTCTTCGACGACTGTTTGTTCGTCTCTTTGATTGTTGTTCATAAATTGGCCTATTTAAAAATTTAATATATGGTAAACAAAATTTAGTAATTTTAATTTCAAACGTTGTTCCATGCTCATCATTATAACAACTTATATAGTTTATTACATAATCAGCAAATTTTGCATAGTCCATCTTTTGCTTTTCACCATAACTTAGTAATTCTAATCTTTC